GAAGCTGGCAAAGGCGCTACGATGCCCTTTCGTTCGTCTGCGGTCATGGTGAGCATGGCAATAGCACGCAATGCAGCCAATGGCAAGCTCAAATTTACAGAGCGTTATTCCTCTGTGTCCATTTCTTTTCTCATGCTATCAATTCTTTCTTGTATTTTTGCTTTTAGAATCTCCAAGTCGTCAATCATTTCCTCACCCCATCCATCTTCTCCGTATGAGTAGTCATCTTTGACGGTGTCAAGAAACTCATCTATTTCAAACTTGCATACAATTGCTGTGTCGCCGTTGTCGTCGTACATTCTTACTACCATTGACAGATTGCCATCTGATTTACCTAATGTCATCTCTGCGTTAGAAATATCCGCGCATTCTGGCGCGTCCTCTTCTATGTTGCTGATTGCATTTTCAATCTGCTCCTTTACCAAAGCGATAATTTCACTGTGTAGACTTGGTTTGTTGATTTTTAGTTTCATTGCGGCGCAACAATGACTTGTTTTTTTGCAAGCGTCAACAATAAAATTACAGAGCGTTAAACCCTCGGACCGTTCGACTGGCGAATGTGTTCCTCGATGTGGTAACTGATGCTGCTCCCGTCATGGCTCCGCTGATGCGACTGCCGAGTGCTATGCAAGCAAGCAATGCGTCGGCGCGGTCCGGTGATTTCATGCTTTTCGCTGCCATCTTTTCCTTCGATTCGACGCGCAACTTGCCTGTTTCGTTCCACTCGCTTTTCCGCGTGGTGATCTGTGAGAACGTCATTGGATCGAGTTCGCCGACGTGTATTCTCCCGCGCTCCAGCTCACGACTAGCAACATGCCAGACCTGCGCAATCAGGTTTGCGTATTCGTCCTTCTCGCTCGCAGGCTTGCCGCCATGGAAGCGGTTGATGTGCCATCCAAGCTCGGCGAACTGGTCGCAGAAGCCAGTGCCTAGTCCGTCGGCATCTCCCCAGACTTGCCCAGCGCTTAGTCCTTCTGCCTCAAACATTCGTATGAACTCCCGTGCCGCCTGAACTGTGTCCCGCTCCTGCCATGCTTTGACGATGCGTGCATGATTGCCGCGTCGGATTGCCAGAACGTTTTCATCACGCCCTGCTGCAAAGTCGCAGAACGCCACCACCTCACCGAACGGCGCTGGCTTTGGCTGAATGTCTAGTGCGTTGCGCAAAAGGTCAGGAGCTAGCACAAGCCGGTCGAAGTCCTCGGTGAACTCGGCTAGATGCTTGGAGCGATAGAGCGGGTGACTCTCACCATATTTCAGGCGATCCAGTTCGCGCTTCTCGGCGCTGATGTGTGCGCAGTCTGTGGACGGAACTCGGATCGTCTTGTAGAGGCTGGAGTTCTTGTGGAATGAATCGTAGAACTGACCCCGCGGCGCTCCAGGCGATGATACCCAAAGCTCGAACTTCCGCGTGCATCGATCGAACGCCTCGAAGATTGCGTCTGGAACCGTCTTGGCTTCGTCAATGATGAGAAAAACTGGATCGACATCGCCGCCGATCTTCGGGTGATGTCCTTCCGCTCGCCCTGAGTTGTCGGTCGAGAACCCGAAAGCATAGCCACCTTCGGGCGTGCGAAGCTCCTCGGACATGAATCGCCAATGCGGGAAACGATGCTGGTAGACTTTGACGGCGCCCCATAGCTGCTTTTCGATCTGCATCCACGAGCCTGATGTGAATATGCACTGCCCACGCGGGAACTCATGCAGGAACCACAGCACAAGCGGTGCCACAAGGCGCGCCGTCTTGCCGCTGCCGTTCGCCGCGACTACGCTGGTCGGCTGTTCCATCGCTACCGACTCCATGGCTTCGCACTGCCAAAGGTATGGCATAATACCCAAGACTCGGACGCAGAATTCGGTCGGGGTCATTTCTTCGCCTTTGCTCGTGCGATTTCAACGAGGGTAGAAAGGTTCTTGTCCTGCTCAGTGGAAAGCGGTAGCTGCATGACTGGTGATCCATCCGGTCCGCTAATCTCCTGCTTGTCTGCCTGTCCGAGCATGTTTTTCCCAAGGAAAATGAGCATCGTCACATTGCCAGCGAGCGCCACTTCAATCTGTTTTTTACGCAGTCGGGTTTTGCCATTCTCACGCCCTTTTGCAATTACGTCCGCAAAATGCCGGTCGAGCGTGTCCACCGAACATCCCACGATAGCTGCGATTTCTTTGTTTGGACAGCCGATGCCTGCGAGCTTTTCGACAAGATCGCCGTCAATCTCCAGCTTCGGTCTGCCTGCTTTTTTGGGTTTCTCACTCATATTTTTGGTTGTAGCCATTGATCAATCACTGCACGCGCCACGACCTCGGTCATCTTCGGCGGCACGCTCATTCCAATCATGTATTTTCCGATCTTGTCGGTCTTTGCCTCGTAGTCATCCGGGAAGCTTCCAAGACGTTTCCACTCGCGGAAGGTGAGTGATCGACATTCGCTCCAATGACTAATCATATCAACGCACGTCGAAACCAATGACTTGGCTGGCGTTTTTGATGATAGTTTTGACCAGTTGAAAAGTGCTGCTTTTGCGCCGCTGCGAATGACCGCCTGTTCAAGTCGTTCGTCTGGTTTTGTTTTGTCCCACCATTTCAACAAGGTATTCGACGGGTTCGTATCTTTTTTCTCCGCTGCCGTCAACTCCTGCACGTCGGCCGTCGCCTCACCTGCTGAAATCCATCGATGTTTCGGAGCGAGCTTCAACGGCGGCGCCTCGATGTCATCCCGCACCGCACAGAAGAACACTCGCTCCCTGCGCTGCGGAACTCCACAGTCGGCTCCATTCAGCAAGAAAAGCTGTGGCCGGTATCCGATCTCTTTGAATCGCGCCATCACCATTTTCGTATAGCCCTTGGCGTTGCCTAGGATCATGCCCTTGACGTTCTCGGCGATAGCAACTTTCGGTTTCAACCGTTCAACAAGGTCGAGGTAGTCAAAGAACAAATCTGAAAGCACCTGCTTCGCCTGCCCCTCCCTGAAATGCTTATCCTTGCCCCATGCTTTCTCCCTGCTTCCTGCCATGCTGAACGTGGAACATGGCGGCGAGCCGTCGAGGATGTCCAAGTTAAAAAGCTCAGGCGGCAAGTCTGCTGTCAGTAGATCCCGGATCGGGCAGAGGAAATAGTTCGGCGGGTTAAGGTTCTTCTTGTAGTGCCAAGCCATCTCTGGGTCGATGTCATTGGCTGCTACGATTGAGCAGCCAGCCCGCTTGTAGCCCATCGAAGACCCACCGCCGCAGGCAAAAGTTGACATCACTTTGATGCCGTTCTGTGGCACATCTTTGAGGTCGGCAAGGCGCCATGCGCAGTCAGGAGTCTTCATGGCTTCTTAGGGTCAAATTCAAATCCGCACTTTGGACAAGCGCATTCCATCTCCATTCCGTCTACGTCGATTTCTCCGCCGGATGATTCAGGCGCTTCGTCGTTTCTTTCTGGTGGGTTCAGAAACTGTTCGATTGCGAAGTTGTCGAAGCCGAGCAAATCAAGATCAAAGTCCAACTCCCGCAAGTCTGCCAGTTCCAGTCCGAGCATTGCCTCATCCCAGCCGCTGTTCAGAGCCAGCTTGTTATCAGCGATGACGTAAGCCTTGCGCTGCGTTTCGGTCAGGTGATCTAAGCGGATGCAAGGCACCTCGGCGAGTCCGAGCTTCTGCGCTGCCATGATGCGCCCGTGACCGGCGATGATGCCGTTCTCCGCGTCGATCAGCACTGGGTTCGTGAAGCCGAACTCTCGGATCGAACCTGCGATCTGTGCTACCTGTGCCTCGCTATGCGTGCGGCTGTTCCGAGCGTAGGGGATCAGTGAGTCAGTTTTGAGTATTTCTATTTTTGGTTTGTTTTTCATGACGTAGTTTTCTCTTGACGTGTTTTTTTCTGTTTGTAAAATCTTGTTTATCACATCCTTAGCGCCTGTCTAATCGCATCGAGTGTTGGTTTGCCATCTTTGCCGATTGCCTGCGGTCCGAGCCTGTCGGTGATCGTCTGCCGTGCCTCGTTTGCCAGTTCGGGCGTGAGGTCATCAATGTTTGCATCGACACCGGCATTGAATTGCTTACCGAGGTCAACGCCGAATTGCGCGACGTTTGGAGCTTTGACTCGCTCGCCTTTTCTGACCAGACCGCGGCGCTCGGCTTCGGCACGTTTGACCGGCTCCTGAATCATGTATGAGTTGAAGCCAAACGGACCCCACGGAACGTCGAAGCCTCCAATGTCAGCTGCGTTCTGGAACTGCCAATAGGCGAAGTCATCCCATCGTCTCACGTCTCCCTCAGCTTCGACATGGCGCTGTCGCTTGATGCGCGCACCTGGTCGTCGGACGAAGCGTGCTGCGGGATTGAGATTGAGCCAGTCCTCATTGCGCATCCTGCCCTGCCACTGCGCGAAGGTCGAAGCTTGCTCAAGGTTGGTGTTGTAAATGAGTTGTAAACGAGCGTTTGAAATCACGTTGGTGATCCGCTGATCCTTGTAGTCAGCAGGCGTTGCCAGTCCCTCCTGAATGAGAAACTCTGCCGACTTCTCGCGGAACTTGGCGAGTCCTGTTTCTTTGTAGGCTGTCACGACCTGTCCCGTGTTGACGTCCACGATCTCCTCTGTGGCGTCCGATTGCCAGTCCAGTAACATGTTGCGCATTTTGTTGAGAACGCGCGCTGAGGTCACTGTGGCGCTGAAAAACGAACGATTACGAATTGCTGGTGCCATCGCCGACCACTCACGCCAACGAAACCACGAGGGCGTCACTTTGCGCCGTGAAAGATTTTCGATTGCTTGGAGGAATGAGTTCATCTCGTTGATTCTGCGCTGGTCAGTTCGGCGATTGCTCGCTTGCCTGCTGCGGTCAGGTGGTATGTCGAAGGTCTGCCAGCTCGCTTGGCGATGTAGCCCTTTTGAGTTAGGCTCCAGAGCTTATTGTTGACAAAAACCAAGCTGGCTTTGGCTTGCGTGGCGATTTCGCGCATAGTTTTGCCATCGGTGATGACGAAGATTTGCGCTTCGCTTATTCCGATGCCGAGCATGTAGAGCTTGCCAACAATGGCATGTACCGTGGTAGTGGTCACGGAAGCAACATACAGAAATTTGCGCGCTTGGCAAGCGTCAAATGTTGCGAGTTCGCCCCCACTCCGCGCGCCTGAACATTGCGGGAGCGGAGGCATTAGTTCCCATCAGCCACTCGGCTGGGAGAGTTTTCGAGATGCCTGAACAGCATCATAAGCTTTGACCATGGCTCGCGCC